GACCAAAGCAGAGCGTCATTAACAATCTCACCTGGTCTCAGGTCTAGGATAGCGTAATGTCTTTTGCGTCTGGCAAATACGCTCTTGCCATCTGCGACAGGTGTGGGTTTGAGTACAAGTACACTAGCCTAAAAAAAGAGTGGACTGGCTTTAGAGTCTGTAACGAGTGCTTTGAAGTAAAACATCCACAGCTTGAACCTGTTAATCATATTGCTGATGCTCAAGCTTTGCAGAACCCAAGACCCGCAGTGAATGCGGCAGATGTTGCTGGTGCCGGTGTGGTTAGGACGATTGATGCCAATCAGATGATGTCCACCACAGGCGATCCAATAGGGTCAGAATTTAGTCAAGACGCTTCTACAGGCGAAATTGGTACGGTAACGGTGGTTATAACATGAGTTTTACATTAGCGACATTGAAGTCAGCGGTACAAGATTACTGCGAAACTGCAGAAACTACCTTTGTATCTGACTTAGATATATTTATAAAAGAAGCTGAAGAGCGGATCTTAAAGAATGTAGAACTGCCTGTGTTTAGAAAAAACGTCACGGGTACTGCAACTACAGATAACCCATACGTTTCTACGCCATCTGACTTCTTGGCTCCTTATAGCTTTGCTGTAATCTCAAGCAGCATATATTCGTACCCGCTTCTTAAACACGTTTCGTTTATAAGAGACTACTCGCCAAACGCATCTACTACAGGTTTACCAAAGTATTATGCATTGTTTGATGACACCACCTTCTTGGTAGCGCCTACCCCTGACGCTGATTACACAATAGAATTACACTACAAGTTTAGACCGGCATCTTTAACTACGACTTCAGGATCAGAAACTACTTGGCTTTCTGACAATGCACCAGATGCGCTTTTGTACGGCACACTTGTAGAAGCGGCAACCTTTTTAAAGGTTCCAGAAGAGATTGGGCAGTACGAGCAAAGATTTATTGCGGCTACCGCTGCGCTTAAGAAGCTTGGCGAAGGTTATGGCGCTCGTGATGAATTTAGATACGATATTTCTAGGGGATAACATTGGCATTTTTTGAAGCTCCAAAACTTGAGATTGGTAATGTATTAGTAGCAACGACAAGTAACAAAGGCCATGACCCTGAGTTTTGGGCGCAAACAATAGCTGACAGAGTTGTAAGCGTTGGTGGTAATTGCCATCCTGCTATTGCTCAACAGGCTGAAGAGTTTAAAGAAGCGGTTAGAGCTACGGCTTTGCATTACATTAATGAAGCAATTAAGAGCGATAGGACTACCCTTACCGCTGAATTTGAACGTCAAGGCCATAAGGATATGGCTGATATAATTAGGAGGCTATAATGGCTATTAGCACTGCAATGTGTACTTCGTTTAAGGTTGAAATTTTAAAAGGTGTTCATAATTTCACCGCTGCTGGGGACCAGTATAAACTTGCGTTGTATACCAGTTCCGCAACATTAGGTGCAGCTACAACTGCGTATGCGTCTACTAATGAGGCAAGTGGTACAAACTACACTGCAAAAGGTGAGTTTTTAACGTCTATAACCCCTGTTGCAAGTGGTACGACTGCTCTTGCCGACTTTGCGGACCTCACCTTCTCAAATGTCACGATTACCGCAAGAGGAGCATTGATTTACGGTGAGGCTTTAGCTGGCGATCCTAGTGTATGTTCTTTAGATTTTGGCGGAGATAAGACTTCTACCGCTGGCGACTTTACTATCCAGTTTCCTACCGCTGACGCATCCAACGCGATCATTCGCATCGCATAGGGCATAACGTGTGGCAGCTATTAGCGGATGGGGCAGAGGTAATTGGGGCGAAGCTGGATGGGGCGAAACAATCCCAGTCACTGTCACGGGTGTCGCAGGCACTTCGGGTATCGGATCTGTCACGACTGCGGTTTCAAACACTATTATTCCTACAGGCGTTGTCGGTACGGGCGCGGTCACTACAGTCACGGTTGATGCCGAAGCAAATGTTACCGTCACGGGAGTTGTTGGCACAGGCGCGGTTACTACCGTCACTGTGGATGCGGAAGCCAATGTTTCTGTTACTGGTGTGGCGGGAACGGGTGCAATTGGCACAGTCATTCCCGTATCAAATAACAACCTTGATGTCACAGGGGTGCAAGGAGTTGGTGGAGTCGGTACAGTATCGACTACAGCCGATGCGAACGTTGCTGTTATTGGCGTTAGTGGTACTGGAGAAATTTCTCCACCAAATGTATGGGGTGTTATTGTCCCTGGTCAAACAACAACTTGGTCGGCTGTCTCAGACAGTCAAACGCCTAACTGGTCGGCTGTCTCAGACAGTCAGACTCCTAATTGGGAAGAGGTAGCATAAAATGGCAACTTACGTTAATGATTTACGCTTAAAAGAGATTGCCACGGGCGATGAAGCGGGTACTTGGGGAACGAGTACAAACACAAACCTAGAGCTAATAGGTGAGGCAATGGGTGTCGGTGCAGAGGCTGTAGCTAATGCCAGTACTCATACCATCACAATGGCTGACGGCGCGACTGACCAGTTTAGAAGTACCTTCTTACGCCTAACGGGTGGTGGTACAGCTTGTACAGTTACACTGGCCCCTAATACGCTATCTCACACTTGGATCATGCGTAACGAGACTGCTGCCGCTTTGACCCTTACTCAAGGCTCTGGCGCTAACGTAATCATAGCCGCTGGTCAGACTAAGATTGTCGCTACCGATGGTGCAGGATCAGGCGCAGTTGTCTATGAGATGGATGACCTTGAGCTTGCAGGCAACCTTGCAGTTGGGGGGACTCTTGGCGTAACGGGAATTGCTACATTTACTGACGATATAATTATCGGTGACGGTAAAACCATAGGATCTGCTTCAGACGTAGATGCTATGACGATTGCTTCTAATGGACAAGTAACCTTCACACAAACTTTAATCGGAACGGCGTTAGACATCTCAGGTGACATTGACGTTGACGGCACATCCAACTTAGACGTTATAGACGTTGACGGTGCAGCAAATTTCGCAGCAGACGTAACTATTGCAACTGGTGCTGACCTTCTTATTGCTACAGCAGGAACAGATAACGTCCGTCTCGGTGAAAACGCAGGTGACAGCATTGAAAGCGGTGCTCTTCGTAATATTTTAATCGGTAAAAACGCAGGTACGGCAATTACTACAGGGGATTCTAATGTTGCTATTGGTTGGGAGGCTCTTAAAACAGAGGATGCCCATTCTAATAGTGTGGCAATTGGAGCGTCTGCTTTAGCTACTCAAAACGCAGGGGCAGATGCTTATAACGTAGCTATGGGTTACAACGCAGGATACGCAGTCACCACCGGCATTCAAAATACCATCATTGGTGGCCTTGCAGGTGATGCAGTAACTACGGGTTCTTACAATGTAATCCTCGGCACAAATGGCGGTGGCGGTGTTACCACAGGCTCTCAAAATATAATCATTGGTCAAGGCACTGCAACGGCTGCTTTGACGGGCAGCCAGAACACTATTGTTGGGGATAGTGCAGGTGCAGCAATGACTTCAGGCACACTTAATGTAGCAGTTGGAGCTTTAGCTTTAGATGCAAACCAAACTGGAGCAGCTAATACTGCTGTTGGATATAATGCTTTAAGTGCTAATACAGGAGATGGTGCCACAGCGGTAGGTAAAGATGCTTTAGAGTTAAACACAACTGGAGCTAATACTGCTGTTGGTGCAAATTCGTTAGCAACTGTAACATCTGGAACTCTTAATGTAGCTGTAGGAAACGATGCTTTAAATGTAAATACAGCTTCTAACAACACCGCTGTTGGTGCAAGTGCTTTAGTCGCAAACACCACAGGCGCTTCTAACGTAGCAGTGGGTAAGGGCGCTTTAGACGCTAACACTACTGCTAGTTCTAGTGTTGCCGTGGGTGATGGAGCATTAGGAGCAAATACAGTAGGAAGTTACTCAGTTGCAATAGGGTTCAGTGCTTTAGCCGCTCAAAACCCTGCTAGTGCGGGTGCTTCGTTTAACACAGCGGTTGGTACGGAAGCAGGAACCGCAGTCACCACGGGCACTTCAAACACCCTCATTGGTGGTCTAGCTGGCGATGCAATTACTACAGGCGATAACAATACAGCGGTAGGGCAGGGCGCACTTAGCTTAGAAACAACAGGTGGGCGAAGCGTTGCAATTGGTGTTGGCGCATTAGCTAGTCAAAATCTTACTGGAGATGAACTACCCTATAACGTAGCTATCGGGTTAAACGCAGGAACCTCAATCACCACGTCCGTCCAGAACACCCTCATCGGTGGCCTTGCAGGTGATGCAATTACTACAGGCGTTCAAAATACTATCGTGGGCTTCAACAACGATGTAGATACAGGAGGTGCCGACAATAGATTCGGTTTTGGATCAAATCTATCTCTTACCTCTGGCAGCACAATAAAAATTGGTAACGGTAGTACTTTTATTACTAACACTTGGGGTTCTAACGCTACTTGGTCACATAGCTCTGATGAAAGACTAAAAGAGCAAGTAGCAGATGCTACTTTAGGCTTGTCGTTTATAAATGATTTAAGACCTGTAACTTATAACTGGCGTTTACAAAAAGATATTCCCGAAGAAATACGCAGTGAGTATGAGTTTGAAAGGGACACCGAAGTAAAGCAGCATGGTTTAATTGCACAGGAAGTAAAAGCTGCTTTAGACAAGGCTGGTGTAGATACTTTCTTGGGCTGGTCAGAAGAAAAAGACGGAACTCAAATGATAAGTGAAAGTATGTTTGTTTTCCCATTAATAAAAGCCATCCAAGAACAAAGCGCACTAATCACCACATTAACAGATCGCATAGCGGCACTAGAGGGATAAGAAAATGACTAGAGAGACAGATAAAATCGCACAAGACTACTCAGCAATGGGTGACAGCGTAGCATTAATTACAGCAGTTATTGCGGGTGACCAAATGGCTAATGAGTCAGCGGAAGACCGTCAAGCCTGTGTAGACCGTAATACTCAGCACCTAGAGCTTATGGTAGCTAAAGATGATTGGGGTTCAGAGGATATGACTGCAACTAACGCAGCTATTTCAGCAGGTAATGGGTACACAGCGTCATGAGCGAAGAAAATACGGTAGTAATTGAGAACGAAGAGTACGACTTTGAAGGTCTAGCTGTAGAGACTCAGGCAAACATAGCCCGTGTAAACGAGTTACGCCGTGAAATATCTACGTTAAAAATGCAAACCAACGAGCGCGAACTTCTTTTGCAAGCCTACACCAGAGCCATTGTTGAAGGGGTTAAGCCTGTTGAAGAAGCTGAAGTAGAGGCAAGCTGATGGACTTAATTGAAATCGTAACGACTCTGACTACGTTGTCGGTAATAGCCAGTGCCGTTTGTGCTGCTACGCCTACACCAAAAGATGATGCCTTCTTTGCCAAATGGATATACCCCGTAGTTGAAGCTCTAGCTTTAAACATCGGTAAGGCCAAGGAATAATGACGGCACAGCGACCTACGGTAAAAGATGCTCTAGCTGAGATTGGCGCACACGAAAGAGAATGCGCGGTAAGGTACGAGAATATTGAAAAGCGTTTGGAGTCTGGAGCTAAGAACTTCGACAAGTTAGAAAAGTTGATTTACGGGTTATACGTTATTGTTTTAGGGTCGGTATTGATACCGATATTGTTATCTATGGGG